CAGACGAAGACCAATTTTCACAAATATGGAAAGAAGCCAACAAAAAATTTGATGAATTTGGTAATGTGACTACCTTAGGAAAAAATGGATTCTTTCCATTTAGAGCACATTGGAGTGAACACCCTGATCGAGATCAAAAGTGGGCCGATGAAGAACGCAGTAGAATTGGTGAAGAAAGATTTAGGCGCGAACATGAATGCGAATTCTTAGTATTTGACGAAACACTAATTAACAGTATTAAACTTGCTGATTTAGAAGGTAAAGATCCTTTTATGAAAATGGGACAAGCACGCTGGTACAAGAAGATCAATCCGATGAATACTTATATTGTTTCTCTTGATCCTAGTTTAGGTACAGGGGGCGATCCTGCTGCTATTCAAATTTTAGAAATACCTAGTTTTAATCAAGTCTGTGAATGGCAACACAATTTAACTACAATTCAAGGCCAAGTTAGAATATTAAGAGATCTATGCAATTACATCAACGACGAATGCACTAAAAAAGGAGTTCAAGCCAGCATTTATTACAGCGTAGAAAATAATACCGTAGGTGAGGCTGCTTTAGTTGCTATTGAAGAAATAGGTGAAGAAAGTATACCCGGATTGTTTTTAAGTGAACCTATTAAAAAAGGACACGTTCGAAGATTTAGAAAAGGATTTAATACAACACATTCAAGTAAAATTGCAACTTGTGCAAAATTAAAACATTTAATCGAAAGTGATAGATTAAAACTATTTTCAAAACCTTTAATTTCTGAGTTAAAAACATTTGTAGCAAAAGGAATTAGTTTTGAAGGAAAAGTTGGGGCAACCGACGATCTTGTCAGTAGTTTACTTTTAGCCGTACGAATGACTATGATGTTACAAGATTGGGATCCGGCAATTTATGATAAACTGCGTGAAGAACGTGATGATGAATTCGTAATGCCCATGCCTATTTACATTAGCAATTATTAATAAATAATGATATGAAACCAATACAAATAATCAGTCAAGATTTGTTTGACAAAGTAAGAAGTCGATTTCAAAATTTAGAAATGGGTGATGAAACGGGAGCCGTTACTATCGATCCTGCAGAAGCAAAATTTTTCGATTTTGATTTTATATATGAAGGTACGAATCTTGGAAGAGTAAGCATTAGCATAAATGACTTAGGTAGTTTAAAAATTTATTATAGTCAAGGAATTACAGAAAACAAAGACGATGTCAGTAAACGACTTTGGTATGACTTTTTAAAAGAAATGAGACTTTTTGCAATGCGTAGACTTTTAAGATTTGATACTAGGGATATTACAAAGACAAATTTAGACAAAACCGACTTTCAATATTTGGCATCAAAAAGTCCAAAGGAAGAACCCGCTATGAAAATGAATGAATCTAGATGGATGCTTGAAAAAAGCAGTAAAAAAACTAGCCGTGCAGTTAAAGGACGTACCCAGGTAATTGTTCGACATACTGAATCTATGGCAGAAAAACGTCTTGGAGAAAGAAGCAACCCAAGAAGAATTAAGGCAATTTATATTGAAAATTCAGAAGGTGAAAGATTTAAGTATCCGTTTATTCATACCGCAGGTGCATTTGCAATGGCACAACACGTAGATCATGGTGGCATTCCTCATGATCCTGCTGGTAAAGCCATTATTAGAATGAGTGAACAAATTGCTCAATTACAAAGTTTTCAAAGACAGGTTCAAAAACAACAATTGCATGATGATGCAATGGGTATCACTGAACGAGCAATTAATAAACTACATGAATTAAAAGTACAAATTGAAGCATTAAGTAAAAGGCATCATTATGAGTCCTGGATTGAGTCTTTTGAAGGACAAGAAGAACCATTGATGGCAGAATTAGATCCTGTTACCATGGAAGACTATAAGTCTAAATTTACACAAGTAGATTTTAAAGAAGAACTTGCAAATTATTTTCCATTGATACATAGTATCATGCAAGAAACAAACAAAATAAATTTAGAACAATACGTTGGCGAAGAACTTGAAGGAAAAGAAAACGAAATTTCGTTAAATGGAAAAGCAGTTGATCGAAGCAGTTTAGAAATTGACGGAGTTCATCGATGGGATCATCCAGATTACGCCGATGCATATTTTTCTTATGGAGAATACACAGACGGAACTCCTTTAGGTGACGAAGAATTAGAAGCATTGACCAGTGAATACGGTGATATTCTTAATCAAATGGCACATGATTCCATGCACGAATCAAACGATCCAATGCAACAATTTGAACAATGGGCAGAAGCAGTAGAACAAGGTAAACTTGCACCTGATCAAATTCAAGCATTAGCAGAAAAACTAAGGCAAATGGAAGAAAGCGGGCAACCTTTAGAGTTTGGACCCGAAGGAACTACTGCAATTGCATTTTTTGCAGAGTACGGAATTAATTACGAAAATTTACCAGAAACTCAAATTGATGCATTAGAGGAAAAATTAAGACAAGATGCAAAAGATGCAGCCTTTGACGAAACTGCTAGCCCAGTTAATACATTAAAAATTTGGGCAAAGGAACATCAACCGGATTTAGTAGCAGAATTAGGTTTAGAAGAACCCGCTCCAGAAGAACCACCTGCTGAACCAGCACCCGCTCCAGAAGAACCACCTGCTGAACCAGCACCGGAGCAACCTGTTGCAGAAGGTAAAGACAACAAGTGGATTCACGAAGTTGCAAAATTAGTAAAAAGCAGGTATAACGCTACAAATGAAAGCGTTGGCCCATTTAACGGTGTTGAAAACATTGCACTAGATGTAAAGAAAGAAATAAGTGAAAAGTTTGGTGAAGATCTTGGTGAAAAAGCAGAAATGGTTGCCAAACAATTTATGGAAAAACTTACTAGAGAATGGGAAGAAAGACACGGTAAGTCGGCTAATCTTAGTGTAGATCAAGATGATGGTTTAGCAAGACTTAAGGAATTGTTAGGAAATGTTAAACAAAAAGTAGAAAGTATTGATCCAAAAAATCCTAGAGATTACGAGAGACCAGCAGTTGATAGAAAAGCAGCCGGCGAACCTCCTTTAACACTTAGGGATATAGATGACAAAGACAACGCAAGTCCAACAACTGCTGCCGGTCTGGCAAAAAGTAAGGCAGAATTAGGCATTGATGAAAATGTGGATGATATTCTAAAATTATCTGGTTTGGCAAAATAACCATATTTTTATAATCTTTTAACTTGCAATTATAAATAAGACTGTGTATAGTTAAGACTATGCACAGTTTTTCTTTTTAGTCAGTGGGCTAAAAAGAAGAGGCAAACTAAAGGCATAACATTAAGGAGAAACATTATGGCAACTTTAGCAGAAATTCGCGCTAAACTTCAACAAAGCGCACAACAAGCCGGCGGCGGCGCCGGTGGCGACAACGCAATCTTTCCACACTGGAACATCCAAGAAGGCACTACTGTAACAGTCCGTTTTTTACCGGATGGCGATTCAAATAACACATTTTTCTGGATTGAACGTGCAATGATCAATTTGCCGTTCGCTGGTGTAAAGGGTGAAACTAACTCTAAGCCAGTGACTGTGCAAGTCCCATGTATGGAAATGTGGAATGAAACTTGTCCAATTCTTACAGAAGTTCGTCCGTGGTTCAAGGATAAAAATCTTGAAGAAATGGGTCGCAAGTATTGGAAGAAAAAGAGTTATTTGTTCCAAGGATTTGTTGTTGACAGCAAGTTTAAGGAAGATAAAACTCCTGAAAATCCTATTCGTAGGTTCATTATCGGTAGTCAAATTTTTAACATCGTTAAGAATGCACTAATGGATAGTGAGATTGAAGAACTACCTACTGACTTTGTTCGTGGTCTTGATTTCAAGATTGCTAAGACTAGCAAAGGTGGTTATGCTGACTACAATACTTCTACTTGGGCTCGTCGCGAACGTGCTCTAACGGAAGATGAACAGGCAGCAATCAAGCAGTATGGTTTGTTTAACCTTAAGGACTTCTTGCCTAAGAAGCCCGGCGAAGTTGAACTCAAAGTTATTAAAGAAATGTTCGAAGCATCTGTAGATGGTGAGGCATTCGACATGGAACGTTGGGGTCAATACTTTAAGCCTAAGGGTTATGGTGGTAATAATAGTGATAGCGAAGGCAGCAGTTCTACTAGTCGTGCGCCTGCCCCAGCAGCAAAACCTGCCCCAGCAGCAAAACCTCAAATCACCGAAGATGATGATCCTCCGTTTG